AACATCTGGATGGCTCTTAGTCCAAAATTCTAGGAATTGGGTTAGTAGGTTTTGTTCATTCTTACAGTTAACATAGATTACATCTTCACGTGGATTGACATATGCTTTACTTCCAAAAGTAATAATACGTTTTGTCTGAAGTTCTTTAACTGTGATAAGAAGAATTTCTTCATTGGCTGATTTAATATCAGGGAAACCATTCTCTGTTGAAGTTTCAATATCAATCGTGAACACTTTAATCTGTTCCATATCCCAATTGATATCATGCTGATAATTATCGCTTATGTATTGATACGCATAGTTTGAGTTTCCATATACAGCGAATCCTTCAACACCATCATAGCGTTTAATAAATTCTCTGGTATCTTTGATTGTGCCTGGATTAATCTCATCAACGAATGTTCCCTCCAGTGTCTTCCACTTGGAGGGTTTCTTGGCAGTCACATAAAGAGTAGGACTAAACTCTAACTTACGTTGATAGCGTTTACCATTCTCAACACCTCTAACAAAGATTCGATCTCCGATAGGGTTTACTGAGGTATAAAATTCCATTAACTCTTTCCATACATTAACATCATAGCATCAAGAGCACAGTCATGAACAGGATGGTGCTTAATAACTTGCGCTCGTTCAAATAAGGGATGATTCACTTCACAATAACCATTAGTTCCACCACTGAGTAAATCAACTGCAGTTCTAACGTCCCTCCACATATTATACCCAGTAATAGGTTGCATGTCAAGTTTTTTAGCAAGCGAATCAATTACCATTTGATCAAGAGAACCCCTTGCCCACATAGTTTGACCATTTGCATTAATATATTTGTTCATATAATTATGTAACTCTTTAATTGCATCTTCTGCATACATATCTATTGAATTTGCATCAAAAGAAACACTACGAACATATTCGTGTTGGTTTGCCCACCACTCTAGTGTTCTCACATCAACAGTTCTACCAAGACGTTTTGCTTGATCTTTTGCGTTCAACTTAACAAAGCACGCATTGTCTAGCAAGTCTTGATAGGTTGGACGTTTCTCTGGGTCAAAGTGAAGCAATGCTGCCGATAAAACAACAGCATTAGATTCAACACCCAAAGTTTCTACGTCAAATATAAACATTAATAATCCCTCTTTTCGCCTTCTTTGGTGAACAGAGTATTAATCTTTTGTTCATCTGTCCAATCCTTAAGATAATCATTTTCAATATCGCAAATGTCAAGTGCTTCTTGTTCAGAAACAACACGATGGCTAAAAATAGTTTCACCAAGATATGTCTGAGAAAATTCTTTGGCAGTTTCCATAGTGACATCATCAAGAGCATATTCAGGGTGATCCTTTGGAGCCTGAACCATATAACTTACTTTATGCTGTGCAATACAGTCAACCTTTACCCATACTTTATCATTCATAACTATTACCTTTCATTGCTAATGCTTTGTTTAAAGATTTCTGCGCAGAACGCAAACCAAATTCCATCTCATATCTTTGTTGTTTGAGTAAATTAATCTCACGAGATTGTTTTGTATTCTGTTCATATAACTCGATGGTATCTTTCTTAAGTTTTTCAACCCAAGTGTTTACTTTATGAATAGTTACCCATGATCCATCAGCAAGTTTAGTATGACCATCACGAGTGCGGAACTCATCAGTCCATCGTTCACCATTTTTATAACTTGGCATTGGTTCAAACAAAAACAATTCCTGTTGTTCTAATTTGCGTAAGAGAACGTCAAAGTTTTCTTCGACCATATCTTTACCGTAAAACATTATTCATCCCCTTCATCAGATTCATATTCTTCTTCTTTACCATTCATTTCTGCATGAATATCACACAGAGTCATATGCCATCCATCAGTATAAGTTTTACCTGGAGCACCACACTCTTCACAAGTACGATAACTCATAGACTCAGCAAAAGTAATATACTGATAATGTTTATCAGTTGCAGCCTGAACATAGAATCTTAGTCCACCGAACTTTTCTTTTACTTGAACAGCAACTGGAACTTTCAGACTTTCTTCGTCAAGTTTTGTTTTTGCTTCATCAACAGCTTCTTGTGTTACTGTTTTTGTTCCGTAAAGAACATTACCAACACCTGTTTCTATAAGATGTTCATAACGACTTTTTGCGCTACGATAATCGCTTGTCAATAGACCACAAAGAGTATCAATGATATTATACCAACCATCACCAGTTTCAAACCCCCAGCACATTGCTGTGTGTTGCATATTCTCGTGACGATCTTTAAAGATCAGAGGATACTTTGCACAGAGTATTTCATCAAGTTCACGTTTCATTATACTGCTCCAATCATTTGTTTATACATTGTCAATTTTTCATTATTTAATTTTGGGATATCATAGCGTTGTATTAATTCATCTTCAGTGTATGTTAATATATCTTTCAACGAAATACCAAGATTCATATATGTCAACATCTCAAATCCACTAACTTTATTTTTACTGCTCATCAATTCTGAAAAATAGTTTGAAACATTTATCATATCATCAAAACCAAAACCCTGTTCTTCATGATACCATCTACCATTCGAATCAAACTTATATCCATAGACTTCTGAGTTAACTGAAAACTCAGAACCATAAAGATTAACACCTTTGCTCCTATCAAAAATATGCAGAGGATTAATAACAGTTCTCTGAGCAGGGTATTCTGAAGACATAAGATATGTTTCAAGTTCTCTAAAATACTTCTCATCATCATACGGTAAACCAACAATTAATCCTACTACAGTATTAACCTTACCATCCCATTTTTCTCTCACCCAGTTTAGACGTTTCTTAATTCTATCTGGGTGCAAACCTTTACCAATTGCTCTAGCACTTTTATGATTGAATGATTCAATCCCAAAAAAGTTACCAATCAAACCAGCTTCTAAAAGAAGATCTGCTTGATGCGGGAATCTATCAATCAAATCAAGTCGAAGAAATGCGCTAAACTTAGGTTTGAACGGCAACGATGTAAACAACTTATGAAATTCTTCCATCTTATCATTATCATCATTGAAGGTATCATCTGTCATATAAAATGAATCAGTTCCATTCTCTTCCCACACTTTAATTATCTCATCACGAACCTGAGACATATCTCTAATGTATGTACCTTTCTTTTTACCAAGAAGGGGATAGTTACAAAACTTGCATTTAAAAATACACCCTCTAGCAAATTCAATAGGCAATGATTCGGTTGGTAATATGTTGTATTCTTTTTTATGCCAAAAGGTTTCCAATGAATTCATTTCTGGTTCTTTATACTTACCAGAATCAATCAACACAGACTTAGTTCCACCAATATCAATCTCAGTTGAATGTTCAAGATATATTTTCTTACCTGAAAGGAAATCAGTTAATTCTACAACAGTCACATCAGCATAACTAGCAATGTAATAATCAATCATCGGATCAGCGTGTGCTTGAAGGGCATATGCTCCACCAAAAACAATCTTAGCATTACTGTTCGCTTTAATAAATTCATATACTTTAGAAATTTTTTCATAAGATATATTTTGGTACATCCTAGAAAGACCAACCTTCTTTGCTAATGGTGAGTAGAAAAAAGTAGAAGAAATACCAACCCATAAAGTATTAGGTGTTAAAACATTTTTCAAAGCATTGATAATTTCTTCTACTGAAAGATACTGAATATAATCAATTACACATGTAGTGTATCCTGCTTTTTCTAAAGCAGAAGCAACCCTGTATGGACCAAGCGATCTTTGTATCTTAGGGTAGTCGTTTGGCATATCTTGACCACCACTAAGAATAACAGCATCAATCATTAACCCCAAGTCCTATGATTTTCTGCTACATGCTCAAGACCATCGTACTCGTGAATATGCCATTCGACATCATCAGGAATATCAACGATTGCTAGTTCTGCTGCAAAACCCCATGCTTCTTTACCCAATTCTTCAATCACTGCAATCAAATCTGGATCATTGCGTTGTTCATAGAATTCATACTCACTTAGATATGTCGCATCAGATTGTGGACTACCAGCTTTGTAATAGTCTGAGTCGTTACCACGAATTGGCCATTTTGCTGGCACCTTATCGAATGCGATACCCTTACGCTCAAGCAATTTCTCAAACGCTACATTTGAAATACCAAACCCACCGAAACATGTATTGATTGCTACTTTCATTTTATGTCCTTTGAACTATCTGCGATATCTTTATCATCACGAATTTCAACAAAGATTGGAAGAAACAAACTCTCGTCTCCCAACTTATTCTTTATTCTACTATTATACTTGATTGCCACGATTTTGTCAACTATTTCTTGACCATAATTCTTGCGATGTGTATCATTAAAACCAGAGCCTACGTTTACTTTAATTTTACCATCAGCTGATTCGCAAACAATATTACCCAGCATTCCTGCATACTTACCAGTACCTTCTTCAATTGCAACGATCTTAAGATCACATTCTAGTTCGCCTTTGAATTTAATCTGAGTCTTGCTACGTTTATCTTCCCAAACACCATTACCATCTTTAAGAATAATACCTTCATATCCCTTTGATAGATAATCTTGAAAAATCTCCTGAGCCTGTTCAATCGTTTCAACAATGGTTGAAGTAACAGCCCAAATCTTTTTATCTTTGGCTGGTTGTTTATTTACAATCGCCTCAAGAGTTGAGAACCTTTTTGAATATGGAGTTCCGCAATGTCCGTCAATAAATTGAACATAAGGAATTAAATCCCAAACAGAAGCATGAACCTTTGCTGCATCTTCAGCTGATATAGTTCCTTTGTTTGCTTTGTTGAGGATACCATTACCAGTCTGACGATCCATAAACTGACAACTATCGTCATCCATTACCAAAAGTTCACCATCAAAAACACAATCAACAGAACCAGCAAGAGAAATAAACTCTTGCTCCAAATTGCCAAGTAATAAAATTTCTTTGCCATTTCTACTCCTAAATTCACACTTACCATCACGAACGATCGCATTGAAACGCATACCGTCCATCTTCATTTGAGCATAGGCTGGGAATTTAATCTTATCAACCAATTTCTGTTCAAATGGTGAGCAAAGCATGCATGGATATTCTGGAACGAGTCCCATCCATACATCATTTGCTGTTGATACTTGAACCCCACACTTCAAATCTTTTTGAATAATTCTTTCAATAACCTTAGCGTCATCTGGGCTTAGAACTTCTAGCATACCTTTAAGATGAGCAATTGCCGCATTTCCTGTTACTAGACGACTGGATAAATCAAATAAAGAATCCAATGCAAACCTCAACGTAACATTAGTTTGTTCTGTCTGTGGAGTATACGCTGGAATCTTACGGATATAAAATTGAGTAAATGGATCAAGAGCCAAACGAATTACTTCACGGAGAGTTTCATTATCTTTGTTTGCTTCTAGTTGTTCTTTCTTAAAGTTGCGTGAAGCATTT